TATAACCTTGTTCACGTAATACTTTAAAACAAGTACAAGATGCTGCCAACGCTTCATTTAATACTAAATTAAAAGGATTACGTGAACAAGGTTATACTGAGGCACAAATTTTAAAATTAAGAAATGCTGAAATTTCAAAAGTAACAAAAGACTTTAACGACAAACAAAAAACAGAAGCCGACAAATTAGCAGCCGATACAAAGGCAAGTAAAGAAAAATTTATTGAAGCAGAATTATCAGCAACACAAAAGCAATATCTACAACAAATTAATTTTATTAAACTTCGAGATGCTAATTTAGTTGACCAAAGCAAAACAAATCAAGAAATTGCGGATTTAGAATTAAAAAGTTTAGAAGCCCAATTAGCCACAAAGAAAAAGTTTGCTGAAGATACAACTGCAATTGAACAACAAATACTTGACAAAAAACGTGGTATTCGTGAGCAAGATTTAGCAGAAGAAAAAGCAAAAGCAGACAAAGAAAAAGCAATACAAACTGCAAAATTTCAAGCCGTCAATGATTCGTTAACGGCTATTGCTGACATTTATAGTGCGTTTGCGGGTAAAAGCGAAGAAGACCAAAAGAAAGCATTTGAAGTAAACAAAGCAGCACAAATTGCACAAGCAATTATAAACACATATCAAGGTGTGACGGCTGCCTTAAGTTCAGTCCCTTTATTTCCTGGTCAACAATTTGTAAATGCTGGGTTAGCCCTTGCTGCTGGTTTGGCTGCGGTAAAAAGAATTAGCGATACTAAATTTCAAAGCAAAAATGCACAAGGTGGTGATATTCCAACACAAAGTTCTGGTGCTGGTATGCAACAAATGGCTGCACCTAATATGTCAAGTTTAGGCAATGGCAATGAGTTAACACAAGACAGACGTGTGTACGTTACAGAAGGCGATATTTCACGCACACAAAAGCGTGTAAGCAACAATCAAAGTGTAAGTGTAGTAGAATAACGCAACAAAATTTAAATTAAACTAATATACATTATATGGATTTACCTATTTACAAATTGACCATATCTGAGGACGATTTAGAAAGTGGCGTCGAATTTATTTCTTTAGTTGACAAACCAGCAATAGAAAAAGATTTTATGTTATTCAATAAATTTGAATCATTTAACGATTATCCTGAATCAGCAAAAAGCAATGCAGAACGTGGTATAAGATTGAATGATGAATTAGGGAATAAATGTGCAACTCAAGTGGGCAAAGTTAGGGCGCAGCAAATTGCAAACGGTGAACCATTAAGTGAAGAAACAATTAAACGCACTTACTCATATTTGTCAAGGGCTAAAGAATATTACAACCCAAGTGATTCTGAGGCGTGTGGTACTATTTCTTATCTATTGTGGGGTGGTGAAGAAATGTTAGGATGGTGTGAACGTAAAATGTCTACTTTCAAAAAAACATTTGCTATTCAAAATGAAGAAAAAAGGATTATTTCAGGGGCTGCGATGTTGGCTGATTTGCCGATTTATCGTCGTGACGATAGTCGTGGTGAATATTACGTGGTCTTTGACAAAGAAACCATTTATAAAATTGCTAAAAAATGGGCGAAAAACAACAAGTACAATAGTGTAAATGTTGACCACGATAAGGCAATAGATGGATGCGTTTTATTTGAATCTTATTTATTGGATTTTGAACGTGGTATAATGCCACCAAAAGGTTTTGATGATGCAAAAGATGGTAGTTGGTTTGTTAGTTATTTTATTGAAGACGATGCAAATTGGGAAAAATGCAAAGATGGAACTTGGAATGGTTTTAGCGTAGAAGGCTTTTTTGATTTTGTAGAACCTATAGAAGAAGATAAAATTTTAGAAGACTTGAAATCACTACTATCAAAGTGGAATGGCAAATAAAAAATGCAACAAATAAAACATAAAACTAATATATATAAAAATGGACTCAAAAAGTTTAATTCAAGAAATCCGCTCAATGTTGAAATTTGACGATGCGGTATCAGTTGAAATGGCTACTGCCGTTTTGACCGATGGAACGGTAATCAAATGGGAAGGTGAACTTTCTGTAGGTACTGCTATTTTAGTAGAAACTGCTGAAGGCGATATTCCTGCACCCGACGCTACACACGAAGTAGAAGGTGGTACACTTGTAACTACTGTTGCTGGTATCGTAACTGAAATCGTAGAACCTACTGCAGAAGTTGAAGTTGAAATCGAAGCTGCAAAAGAATTTGCAACAATCGAAAAATTCAACGAAGTAGTAAGTAACTTAGAAAGCAAAATCGCTATTTTGACTGCACAATTTGAAAGTGTAGTTGCTAAATTAGAAAAGCAAAGTGAAATGTTTTCTAAAACCGTTGACTTAGTAGAGAAGGTTGCAAATCTTCCAAGTGCTGAACCAACAAAAGCCCCTGAGACGTTAAGCAAAAAAGAGCAACAATTTGCAAACATTGTAAAAATCGCACAACAACTAAAGAAAAAATAAAAATATGTCATTTGTAGTATCATCACTCGCAAATTACACCAATGAGCAGAGTCTTAATTTATTAAGCAAAGCCCTATTCGGTGGTAAAACGGCTCGTTTAATGTACGACGCTGGTCAAGTTCAAGTAGGTATCAAATCTGCTGAAACTCTTAACATTCTATCTTCAGACGTTTATTTCCAAAACGATTCTTGTGGTCTGACCCCGTCTGGTTTAACAACTTTCACACAAAGAACCTTAACTGTTGGTAAACTTGCAGTTGAAGAAACTTTATGCCCTAAAACTTTGGAAGCTAAATGGATGCAAACACAAATCGCTCCAGGTTCTGCAGTAGCATTGCCATTTGAAGAACTTATCGGTTCTGAGAAAGCTGGTGTAATTGCTGAAAAATTGGAAATTGCTATTTGGCAAGGAACTGTGGCAACTTCTAACACTAACCCTAACACTAACAAGTTCGATGGTTTTACAACTATCTTGACTGCGTTGGGCTTCGGTGGTTCAGGTGACCCTATTTCAGGAAACACTATCAGTGCAACTTCAATCACAACTTCAAACGCTGATGACATCTTAGATGCTATCTACGCTGCTATTCCTTCAAGAATTGCAAGTAAAGACAACTTGGTTTGTTTTTGTGGAGTAGACTTCTACAAAAAGTTCTTAGTTAACTTAAAGAATGCTAACTTGTACCATTATATGCCAGAAGCTGGAATGATGGATATGATTATCCCAGGTACTAATATGAAATTAATCGCAGTTGGTGGTTTGGATGGAACTGACAAATTGGTTGCAACTCATTTGACTAACTTATTTGTAGGTACTGACCTTGCAAATGAAGAAGAGCAATACAAATTTGTATTCGACCCAATTTCTGAAAACGTATATTTCAAAGCTAAAATGAAGTATGGTGTTCAGATTGCATTCCCTGACGAAGTAGTTTATTTCACCCTTTAATTTATATAAGATATGCCGTGTTTAATTTCTCAAAGTTTTGCCCTTGATTGCAAAGATGCAGTCGGTGGCGTTAAATCTATCTATCTTGTTAACTGGGCTAAAACTGGCTTTACAGTAGCAAGTGGTGAAGTTACGGCAACATCAGTAGCAAGTGGGGATGTTTACACTTATGACATCCCTAAGGCGACTGCATCAATGACTAACACAACCAACGTATCTGTTGAAAACGGCACGGTTTTTAACCAATGTGACGTGGCTTTCAAATTGCGTAGGTTGTCAACTGCTAAGCGTAACGAGTTAAAATTGTTAGCTCAAGGACGTGTTTTCACTATCGTAAAAACCAATAACGATGAGTATTGGTTGGTAGGTAAAGAAAGCGGTTGTGATGTTAGTTCAATGGTTGCAAACACTGGTGCTGCGTTTGGTGATTCTACTGGTTATGAAGTTACACTTCAGGCTATGGATATCGAACAACCATACAAGCTGCAGAGTAGCGTAGTGACTACATTAGGAATATAAATTTCTGTCTTGTTTTCATATGTGGGGGGTGGCTTAGGTCACCCCTTTTTTATTGTAACAAATTACTTTATTTGCTAATATACTTATAATGCTATTAATCACTAAAGGGGAAACAAAATTTTGGTACTTGACACTTACAGAAAAGGTCACTATAAGCAACCCAAAGTTTTTGTTTTATTTAACACATCGACAAACGAATAAAACTTATGCTTTTATTTTAAGTGATGTTAGCACTTTTACTGAGCGTTATAATAAGTTTTCTATTAACGAAAACACATACGATTTTTTTGAAGGTGAGTATATGTATCAAATTTACGCTCAAACTTCAAGTGTAAACTTAAATCCAGCACTTGCAAATGAGCAAGTAGAAAGTGGAATTTTAAAAGTTCAATTATCAAGTACAACAACAGACGAATATAATCCAACATTAATAGAAAAAATATATGAGTAATTCAAACGAATTTATGGCTGGTTTTACTGGTTGCAAAGTAATCAGTAATACATCAGCAAACACGGGTCGATTTAGGGGCTTTGTCGTTAATAGTGACGCAGTAGTATCTGCGATTTCTTTCGATGGTACATCTTTAATGACACAACTTGGTTTAACTGGTGTAACTTTAAAGCAAGGTATTTTCATCACTTTGCCAGAAGAACAAATCATAACGTCAATTACGCTTACAAGCGGTTCAATCGTTTTATACAACGAATAAAATGTTTGGTGTTAGCTTAGGTATTCGTGTAGGTAATACCAGTATTTCAGGTGGTGTTACTCCATTGTTATTAGATTTATACCCATCAGCAGCAGCAGCGTATTCAGTTCGTAAATTAAGAACGGCATATAGTGGTAGTGCTATTCGTGTAAGACGGTCAAGTGATAATACTGAACAAGATATTGGATTTGTAAATAATGTATTAGATACATCTGCATTAACTACCTTTTGTAGTGGCACAAACGGATTTGTAACAACTTGGTATGACCAAAGTGGTAACAGCAATAATGCAACTCAAGCAACGGCATCAAAACAACCACAAATTGTAAATAGTGGGAGTATTATAAATGTAAATTCTAAACCTTGTTTGCAGTTTACAAATTCATCAAATCAATTTTTGACAAATTCAACACCAATTTTTACTTTTACTGGAAGTTCAACACTATTTCATACTTCAAGAAATAGAAATACTTCTTTAAGTCAATTTGGTTCAATTATATCTCAAGGAGGAACAAGCCTTCAAAATGGTTTAGGTATACAATGGCAACAATATTATTCAGCATCAACTCAAGCATGTACTGATTTATATGGTATTTCTGGTATTAGTACAAGTAGTACACAATCATCAAATACACAATATTTAGCCACATTTCAATGGACTAATTGGTCAACGCATAGAACAAATGGCAATAGTATAATTGCTATTAACGGAGTAAATCAATCATTATCTACATATAGCGTATTAAATCCTTATACTTTACTTGCAAATCCAAATAGAATAGGATCATTTGATGGCACATCAGGGGGAGGTTCATTTTTAGGAGATATTCAAGAAATTGTTGTATATACATCTGTATTTACGCAAACGAATATAGACGGAGCAGAATCTAACATAAACACATACTATGGCATTTATTAACGGATATCAATACACTACAGAAACCGAAGCCATCGCAGCACAAACGCAATGCGATACTTTCTACGGCATTCCAAAAACACCAACGGATATAACTAAACATTGGATAAGTTATAATTTTGCAGAATTAAACCAACCACAATTTTGGTATATTATATTTGATGAATCACTTTTGCCAATTCTTGGACAACCAATAGAATTTCAAGTAATACAACCACCATTCCCACCAATAGGATAATAATGAGCCTACCAATATCCTTTGAAGAATTTAAAAAGAACCCTATAGCAGCGGTGGCTTTTTGTATGCTTTTAATTGTAGGCTATCTTTACTATGATTCCGAGAATACAAAGAAAGCCATTATTTCAAAGTGTGAAAATGAGAATATAAAAATGGGCGATAGGTTGCACAAAATGGAACGTCAACAAAAGCAAAGCGATTCGTTATTGGCAGTATATTCATATGAGATTAAATTTTACTTGAATGCTATTGAAGGGTATTCAGAAACAATAGAACAAAAAAAATGACAAAATTTAACGACACGGCAGCCGATAGTAGCAGCATAATTTCAGTAGTGAGTGCCTTTGCATCAATAAGCACAACGGCTCAACCTATTATTTCGGCATTGGCTGGTTTAGTGGCAATCATTTCGGGGTTATTTGCCATCCGTTATTATATAAAAAAAACAAACAATTTATGAAAATATTTGAAATCTTCAAAGGTGATAAAGGCGAATTTAGCTCAAAGCGATTAATCGGCATTGTCGGTGGTTTAGCTTTAATTGGGGCGATGGTTTACCACAACACCGATAAACTAATTGAAAGCGTAGAATGGGTTGTTATTCTAACATTGGGATTCACAAGCGTAGATAAATTTGGCAACAATGGAAAACAATAAGTTCGCACTCGACCGACTTTCTTTTGCTGGTATTTCTTTGCCTACATTTAAAGAAAATAAAACAAAAGGGTACACAACTTTTGGTGAGGATAACTTATATCCTCAAAAATTGATTGACCTTTACAACAAAAGCCCTAAGCATAACGCTATTGTTAACCAAAAATCATCTTATATTGCTGGTGAATCATTTGAAATTTATGCAGATGACACGCTAAACAAGGCAAAAGCATTCGACAAGTTAAGAAATATCAATGCTTTTGAAGATTATGAGTCGTTTAATACCAAGATTTCACAAGATTTTGAACTATTTGATGGCTATTATATTGAAGTGATATGGAACAAAGCCAAAACAGAGATTGCAGAACTTTATCATTTACCCTTTCAGAACGTTAGATTAGGCAAAGATTGTGCGTATTACTCAGAAGACTGGTCAAATAGCCGTGAAGCCGTAATTGAATATCCTTTATTTAACCCTACAACAAGGGAAAATAAACAAGTATATGCCTTTAAAATGTATAGAGCTGGTCAAGGGAAATATCCTTTGCCAAGTTATATAGGTGCTTTAAAGTATATAGAGATAGACGTAGAGATAGGTAACTATTATTTGAGTAATATCAAAAATGGATTTTTTGCACAGACAGTAATTCAAATGTTTAAGGGTCAACCAACGCCCGAAGAAATGCGAATTGCAAAACGTCGTTTCAAAAAGAACTATCAGGGTGCAGAAGCTGAAGAAAGTGGTGGTCTTATCATTATGTATAATGAGCAGAACGAAAAACCTGCAGAAATTACCAACTTACAACCGTCTGACTTTGATAAA